ATAATCCCACTGTCAATCTCCAATTGTTTTTTTTACAAATTCAAAAAAGTCACCAATGTAATACAATTCTTCTGCCATTGCACGGTATCCACTTCCAACATAAAGTTGACCAAGAACCACAGCAGCTGTAGCAGTTCCCCAGAAGATATAATAAAATCTAGACTTAACTTGTGCTCTTAGTTTTTGATTTTTCATAGTACCAATTTCTTACTAGGTGTTTGAATTACTGAAAACATACTTTCATATTGTTCAATAATTTGTTCTTGAGTATCTGCAATGTATACAATATACTTTTTAGTTACTTCCAGTTCTTCACCCTTTCCTTTGAGAAGAGGAGACCAGGGAGCAAATCCCATTTGACCATTACCAGCAGGAACAGCAACGATAGGATTACAGATTACTACAGAGTCTTCTTTTTCTTCAATCAGGTCTGCAACGACATCTTCGCCAGACCACATACGCATCAATTTAACATTCATTTGAATTCACACTCCTTATAAATAATTTAAAATCACACTCAAAATGAATTACAGAAATATCTATAATTCTATCATTGATAAGTATAGAAATCAATCAGGAATAACTGAATGTCATCACATTGTCCCCAAAAGTTTGGGTGGTGATGATAGTCCAGAAAACCTTGTTGATGTATCACCAAGAGTTCATTACATTCTCCATTTACTACTCTACAAAATGTCTTCAGGCAATGACAGAAGTAAAATGTGGTATGCCGTTTGGAATATGTCCAATCAAGGAAAAATAAAAACTGGTTCTATGTATCAATTCATTAGGGAAGAGTGTGCTGTTAGGCAAAAAGAGATACAACCAAAAGTGCCTTGGAATAAAGGAAAAAAGGGATACAAAATAAACCAACGACCACAAAAAGGAATACCAAAAACAACATCATATAAAAGAATTGAATTTAATGGTATTGAGTATCCTTCAATTAAAGCAGCAATTGAAGGAAGTGGAAGAAGTTATTATATTGTATCCACCCAAGGAAAATATCTCTAACGAAACTCGCATTCAACCATAAGTTCGGTTAAACAAGCAAGCATATTTATTTCTTGATCCGCCACAAACGCTCCTTGATACTGATACTTAGCAAGCACAAGGACAGCAGCAGGAATACTGCCAGGGACCAAGGCATCATACAGACTATCGTAAATGCGGCGCAGAAGTACAGTAGTATCGTTGTCCAGATTAGAAACGATCCACTTTCTGACTTCAGAGAAGTTTTTAGTCTTGAGATTTTTGACCAGTTCATTTACAGCAACATCAGAAAACGTAGCAAGAATACCAGCATCAATTTTTCCACTGACAGAATAACGCTGAATCTCATTGAGAACACGACGCCAATCAGGGAAGTGCTTATTAACAAGTTCTACCAGGACCTTGTTATCATATTCAACACCTTCTGCACCCAAGATTTCTTGGAGACGCTTGAAGAATTGTGCTGCGATGACCTGACGATCTTTTCCTTTGATTCCAAACTCAACAACGGCACATCGCGAGTGCAGGGGTTCAAGGATTTTATTTTTGTAGTTACAGGTGAAGATGAACCTGCAGTTACCAGCAAACTCCTCAATAAACGCCCGTAAGCAGAGTTGTACATCGTTGGACGTGTTATCTGCCTCATCAATGATGATGACTTTGTGCTTTGCAGTTGCTGTAAGTGAGACGGTCGAAGCGAAGTTCTTCGCATTGTTTCGGACAGTATCCAAGAACCGCCCCTCATCGGATCCATTGATGACATAAACATCTGCTCCAAGTTCATTACAGAGTGCCTTTGCCACTGTGGTCTTACCAATTCCAGGAGGACCAGCAAGAAGCATATTAGGAATCTCTCCCTTATCTAGGAAGTCCTGAAAGGTCTTCTTGGTTGCTTCAGGAAGGATACACTCAGAGATCGTCTTAGGACGATACTTTTCAACCCAAATAAAATCACTCATACTCACTCACCAAGTTCATGGATTACAGGTTGTTCATGTACCAGTATACGATACAACTCAGGATTATTACCAGCAGAAACTGGAATAAATTCTGTATCTGGGTTGAACTCGTTATCACGGATTGCTTGATTGATAACGATAGATCCTTGAGGACCAGAGATACTCCGATGATAAGTTCCAATAGGAACAACTAGAGCACCACTCTTACGATTCATATGAACGATATGATATGGAAACTTCCAATCAATATTCACAAGTTCAAACGTTCTTTCTCCTGAGAGGACACGATTATGGTCCACTTGATGATGGTGGATATAGAACTGCTTTGCACCGATGACATCGTTTGGTGGTGAAATTGCTGGTCCCTCATGTACCACAAGATCAGATGCGTTTGAATCATCTACTGAAATATCATAGAACACAACATCAGGTGTCTCACGGAACACACGATGTTTACGAAATTGAACACTACTCATGACAAAAGTTTACTAATACCAATGGTGGTTAAGAATCCAAGCATAATAACCATATCCCACATTTTATATTTTAAGAAATATGGAATAGTTACTGCATCGGCAACTAGGTGTACCACCACACCTAGTTTAGCATCAACATGTAAAACAACAAAATAAGAAACAACAATTAGTGTGCTTCCTAATATTCTCAAATACTCAAGAAGTTTAACCGAATGTAGAATCTGGTTCAAGAGCAATGTAATACGTGAGGTTGTACTTTGCATTAGTAAACTTGGAGAGAAGTTTGGAAGATACTACAACATCATAAGCACCAGGAATGATTTTGATGTTTTCAATCTTGAAGTTAAAGATAAATTCTTTATCAGTCTGACCAACTACAAATTCTTCGGCATGAGAAGTATCATTCTTCTTATCACGAACAACCAACTTAACAACACCTGCTTCACCAACTACAGACAAATCTGGAAGTTGAAGAACAGCAGCAGCTTTAAGAACTTGAGAAAGAGTATTGCTATCCAGTTGGAAGCAAACGTCTTGAGTTGGAAGACTAATCTCCTTCTCTGGGGGAGCAATAATTACAGCAGGATCAGAATAAAAATACTTACCTCTACGATTACCTTCACGATAAGCAAGATAACTATCTTCTTTAAAATCTAGACCAGGATTAGTATAAGTGCTCAGAATGTTAAGAAGTTGATTCAAATCATACAAAGCAACATCGCGAGGAAACTCTTCATCAATATCTGCTTCAGCAAGAATGTTCTTAGCAACAGAAATAGTACGAAGTTTAGTACCCTGCTTCACAAGAATAGAGTTGTTAATCCCAGCAAAATTCTTGAGGATAGTGAGAGTATTGTCAGACAGTTTCATAGTGTTAGGATTTAATTTCATCACTGAGGATAGGTTTCACGTTTTGCATTTTTATCGTTGAAATGCATTAGAAGAACAGCATAGTGCATAATCTTCATGATGTCACGACGGGCAGTACCTTTCTTGTCGTAGCGAGAAGCATACTTAAGAATATTACTGCGACAGAAAGACTCTCCATCACCACATGCATCAATCAAGTCAAGTGTCTGAATTTTGTCATCACCAGCAGAGTAATGAGCACTGTATGTTGCAGAGATATAGTCAGACAGTTCTTTGAGGATAGTATCCTCACTGTACTTGTATCGGCGGTCAGTTTTTTCAGTCATAGGTGCATAAATTGTCAAATTGTGTTCGTCTTCAGGACCAAACATAGTTTCATGGAGAAGGGACCAAGCATTAGTCATTATATCAGGATGCTACCTCTTCGTCAATGGACATTTGAAAATCCTCATCAACTTTATCATACAGTTCAAGAAACGCTTGTTTGGTTTCATCATCAAATCGGTTTACACAAACTTCAATTGCTTTTTCTTTGCTGCCAAAGATAGAATAAGCACGAATGATGTGAACCAAACGACGAGTAGAGATAATTTCTTCAATACCACCATCATAGAAGGTCTTGCGAATAATATCACCCCAATCAACTAGACGTTTGCAAAAGACACGATCTTCTACACCAAGATCCAGAGCAACACCCTCAAGGATCTTCTGCTCTGTTGCAGGTGCAGGATACATTTGCTCAAAGGTGACAGGGAAACGTTCTAGGAAGGCTTCGTTGAGCACGTTAGTTCCAATGAATCGTCCATCATCGGAACCTTTACCTTTTGTGTTTGCGGTTGCGAATACGTTGAAACCTTTTGTGGGCGCAACCCATTTGCCAATCTTCTTGAGGAAAACTCCCTTTCCTTCAAGAATAGATTGGAGGCAAAGAATTTTGTTTGAGGCAAGGTCAATTTCGTCAAGGAGCAGTACTGCACCTCGTTGGAGTGCTTCAATGACTGGGCCATTGTGCCAGACGGTTTCTCCATTAACAAGACGGAAACCGCCAATAAGATCATCTTCATCGGTTTCAATAGTAATGTTTACACGGATGAGTTCCCGTCCGAGTTGTGCACACGCTTGTTCAACAGAGAACGTTTTGCCGTTTCCAGAGAGTCCAGTAATGAACGTTGGATAGAAAAGACCGGACTGAATAATTTTTTTAACATCACCAAAATTACCAAACTTGACGAAGGAATCATCTTTTTCAGGAATAAGATTTTGCTCAATAGAAGGAAGTGCAGCAGGTGCTTTAAAAGTTTGTTCCAACTTTTCTTGAATTGTAAGATTCCATTTACCACGACCCACTTTACATCCCTGCTTCTCAAGACGACGGGTAATGCTCTGATAATTACAATCATTCATAGCACACCATCCCCGAATGTCAGCAGAAGTGACTTCAGGACCATAAGCATCTTGAAGAGAATCAATAACAGACGAAATAGAGAGAGGCATGAGTTGTTTGTTTCAACAAAGTAATTATACAAAAAAAGAGGGTCTTACAGACCCCCCAGTGGACACTTATCTAAGTGGCACATCACTTAGATCTGCGAAGATTTTTCTTTTTAATGACATCCTTTGAAGGAACTACGGGTGGTTTTAATTCAGTAGGTGCTTTTAACTCTTCAACAACAGATTCTGGTTCTATTGCTGTTGCTTCTGGAGTAGGAACTTCTACTGGTGCTGGAGTGGCAGGTGCGGCAGGAGCAGGAGCTTCCGCTTTTTTGCCACGTATTAAATCTCCGAATCTGCTCATGGTCCTTTTAAAATTTACTATTATTTATTAAGCAACAAGTTCTATAAATTCAGTAAGAATTTTTTTATTCATTTTTTTGTTGCGAAGACTCTTTACAAAGGCAGTTTTGATTTGAGTTTTAGTTGCATCTTCTTTTACTTCAAATTCAGTTTCTTGTGCTAAGGCATTTGCAGACAACCCAAAATAAGTACTATATCCAGAATCTTTAATAGAAAATGCTCTTTTCTTTTTCCAATCAGAAAAAACACGATCATACTTTTCACCCTGATATCCACAATATCTGCGAATAAAAGTATTAGCATCTCTAGATTCCAATACACGAATGCCAATGAGGTTCATATTTGGAAAAGTTTCTTTAAGATCTTCCAACAAAATATTAGTCATCTCATACCACTCACCATCAAAACTTTTAACAATTCCTGTTTTGCGATTCCTGAGGAAACAATGTGAACCAATTGAGTTGATACCAATAAAAGGTTCAACATAATGTTTCCTAAAAATTTCACGATGAAATTTGAGAGGAGATGCTTCCCCATCAGTAAGAATTACTGTATGAACTTTTTGAAGTTTATTGAATTTTTGAAACTGAGGAATAATATAATGAAGTGCAACGATAGTCTCATTCAATGGAGTGCCAGAGAGACTCCACCCAATCGGAGTAGGATATGTGACATAATACCGATTTGAATGTGCAATTCTGT